TCTAGTCGTAAATCTGTACATTGGCAAGGCTATGCTGCGGGTACTAACAGTGCTGGATCTATCTATTTTGCTCAGGGTGTTGGACTTAACACTGGCTCAAACGCAGCTTTAACAGGTATTCGCCTATTCCTTAACTCAGGTAATATACTCTCAGGAAAATTCCGTCTTTACGGCATAGCTAAATAAGGATACATATTATGACTAGATACCACGCAACATCAAACGGCAACGTAGCATACACAGCAGAAGAAGAAACAGCCCGTGACGCAGAAGAAGCAACATGGACAGCAGCAGCAGATGATCGTGCAGCAGCAGACGCTAGAGAGAAACGCAATGACCTACTCGCAGCTACTGATTGGACGGCTAACTCTGATGTAACCATGACTACTGAAATAGCAGTCTATAGAGCCTTACTAAGAAACTTGCCAGCACAGGCCGACTTTCCTACAACAATTAACTGGCCTACAAAGCCTTAAAGGATTACCAATGCAAACAATTACTAATAACACAGGCAACGTATCAGTCTACACATTCGCAGATGATGCAACTATTACTGCTACCGCAGACAACATCACTACACCTGATTTCATTATCGGTGATATGAACTCCAGCAATTCTACTATCCACACAGGCGTAACAGTACCTGATGGTTGGCAGGGTGGTAAGCATACTTATGATGGGACTTCATGGGGTAATGTTGCTAGTTGGGTTAGCCAAAAGGTAGCACAGATTGCAGCATTACAAGCTCAGATTGATGCGCTAAACGCATAAGAGGAGTAAAAATATGCCAAGTATAGATGATGGTAATAATGCGGTTGGTACGGGAACTAGTTATAATAATGTCACAGGAAAATACGAGGGAGAAAAAACTACAGGAATGGGTGAGTATAAAACTACAGGTGGAGGTACTGGTGCTTACTATCCTGTAGGAAACTATCAAGGTTTAACTGGCCCTAATGCTTTTACTATGGCAGGTGGCCCAACAAGTGTAATAGGAGGGATGTTGTTTAGTGCTGGTAAGGTTCTTTGGAACCAAACACAGTACGGAATGAATACTGCGGTAAAAGATAACTATTTAGAAATTTTAAATAATCCTAATAACGCTGATTTAACCCCTAAACAAATGGTCAATGCCGCACGTGAAAAATATCATGTAGATAACGCAAAGAAAGGAATAGACAGTAGAGGCGACTCTCGTAATGGCGACACAGGTGGTGTAGAGTCTCCTGCTGGTTCTGGTAACTGGGTAAGCACTGATGATAACAAGATTAAAAAAGGTGCTGGTGGTGGCGGTGGTGGTACATTTACTGTTAACCCTGAAACAGGTGAGGTAGAGGAAGGTGAAGAAGCAGTAAAGTTAGGCGAACTTAAAATATCTGAGGTTGACCCTAATGCCGAGCGTCCTGCATGGGCACCCCCTCTTCTTAACAATACTGGTGGTATGCTTACTGGTGGAGATAATGATTACGTTAGAGATCCTTATGGGATTAAAATGGATCAAGAATTTTTGGGAATGGAAGAGTGGCAACGGAGAGAAGATGCTAAAAATGCTGTAGCGCAACCTACGTTAACAGGTATACCAGCTACAGTCTTACCTCAGGACAACTTCTTACCTACTGCTCGTACAACTAATGTAGCAGCACCTAGGACTTTTACAGGCGCAGCGGCACCTATAGAAATGTCTAGCGCACCTTTAGAAAGGGCACAGGCTTTGGCTGCACAGACGCCTATGACTACGCCTGAGTATGATACGTTACAGCGTATGCTAACGAGTACCCAAGCACCTGTAGCAGCCGCTACGCAACTACAAGCTCCTGTGGCGGCTACTGGTGCTGCAATACCTAGAGGTGCGCCAGAATCAGGAACCTTTAGACCTGTAACCTTTAGGTCGGGTACTGGTACGTCAACAACTAATGCTGATGGTACTACTACTTCTCTTAATGATCCTTACTCAGGCTTAAGTTCTTTGGTAGGCTCAGGTCAAGGCTTATTGGGACAAGCTGCTGCTAACGCACAACAAGACCCTAATCAGTTAAACTTTGACATGAACACAGATCAACGTGCTCAGGCTTTGTTTGATCAGCGTAGTGCATTACTTGAGCCAGCATTTGCACAGCAACGTGCCCTAGCACAACAGGATATGTTTGGTAGTGGTCGTTTAGGTCTTAGGCTTGCAGGACAGGGCGTAGGGGCAGGTAGTGGTATGGTACAGCCTGACGCCTTTGGAATGAACCAAGCACAGGCACAAGCACTCTCAGGACTTGCAGCACAATCTACTAATGATGCTTTTGCACAAGCACAAGCTATGGCAGGTTTGGAAAGTCAACGCTTTGGTCAGAATCAACAGGCACAGCAGCAGCAATACGCTAACCTTGTAGGGTCTGGAGAAGGTATGTTATCTGCTGGTATCCAAGGTGCTCAGTTAGAGGCGGCTATTGCACAACAGCAGTTACAGAACCAACAGAGTCAACAGGCTCAAGGTCTGTCTCAGCAACGTCTTAACCTAGATGCTTTAGGTCAACGACAGAACTATGGTTTAGCCTCAAGGGGCCAAAGTCAAGACTACGGACTTAATCAAGCACAATTTAACTTAGCTTCACAGGGGCAACAACAGAACTTTGGTTTAGCTCAGACAGGACAACAGCAAGACTATGGGTTAGCTCAACAACAGTTTGCTTTATCTGAAAGAGGACAAGAGCAGAACTTTGGCCTTAATGCTGGTCGTTTAGCTATGGATCAACAAGGACAACAACAGAACTTTGGTTTGGCTCAACGTGGTCAAGACTTAGCTGAGTTATCTAATAGGCAAGGATATGGTCTTAACTTAAGAGGACAAGACTTAGCTGAGTTAGCTAACAGTCAAAACTTTGGTCTAGCTAATAGAAGTGCAGACTTAGCTGAGTTAAGCCAGAGTCAAAACTTTGGTCTAGCGCAACTAGGTCAACAGCAGAACTATGGTCTAGCGCAACAAGGCCAACAACAGAACTATGGTCTAGCACAGCAGCAACAACTACAAGACTATGAAATGGGTATGCTTACGGGTAATCGTAACTATGGTCTACAGCGTGACATTGCAGCACAGGACTATGAGTTAGCTACAGAGCAAAATAGGATTAGTTTAATTACTGGTCAAGCTCTGGCGAATAAGAATAACTATCAACCTAATGACTTGCTTAACATATTTGGTGGTGGATTGTCTGCTTATGCTGGTACTACTGGTGGTGCTGCGGCTATTGGTAGCTTGTTTGGTTTAGGATCATAAAGAAACAAAAGAAGAGAAATAATTATGGCTTATCAAGGTTTATTTACACAAGGCCCGACAGTTGACGACTTGCTACAGAAGCGTAACAAAAGGCAGCAGGATATGCAACAGCAGCTAATGAATGACGCTGCACAAGGCGCACGTGACCCCCAACGGGCACGTATGGGTAGTATGTTTGGTAGTATCATTGGTCGTGCCTTAGGTAATAATGCTGGTGGTGCTGATACTGAAAGAGCAGAACTAGAAGCTAGGAATTTACAACAAAAAGAAATGCAAAAAGAATATTCTCAAGCTTTAAATCTAGCAGACCCACAGAAAAAACTTGAATCTGCAACTAAACTTATTGATCTTGGTTTTATAGAGTTTGGTTCTAAGTTACGCACTGAGGCTTTAGATGATGCAAAAGTTATCCAAGGAGAAGAAGTAAAAAAAGCTGCTTTATTAAAGCAACAACAACGTAGAGAAGGTTTAATAGCTCAAGCCACAGAGTTAGGCATGACAACTCAAGTAGAGCTATTAAAAACTGGTGGTAATATGGATGATGCTTCTGCTGATATAAGAGAACAAGCACAACTACGAACACTGCAAGTAGGAAATCGTGATACACGTGTTTTAACTGCTACGTCTTTTGGAAAATCGCCAGAATATTTAAAACAAATCAAAGCAGGTAAGTTTGACTCTGTTTCTGATGAAATGTTTTTAACATCATTAAAAGGAAAGTCTGCTAAAGTACAAAACTATCAAAAACAAGATGGTAATAGTCAGTTATATCGTATAGATGAACAAGGTAAAGTATGGGATAATGGTACAAAGCAATGGGTTTATCCTAGTGAATTAGGGTTATCAGCCGCACCACAGCAAACAGAAGAAGTAATGAATATGTTTGACTCAGCGACTAAAGCTTTGTTTACTCAAGATGTAAAAACCTATCAAGAGTTAAATACTAAAGCTAATGAATCTCTTAAAGGTTTGGACATTAATAAGCAGTCACAACAAATTTTTGATGAGGGTATTATAGCAGGTGCTTTTGCTAATATGCGAGTTAGTATTAACAAAGGTTTAATGGCAACAGGAATGGCAAGTGCTGAGGCAGCAGCTATAACAGCTAATACGGAGACTTACAAGTCTTACAGAGGTAATGCAGTAGCTATAAATATTCAAGCTTTTGGTGCTGGTACAGGACTGTCGGACGCAGACAGGGATTATGCAGAAGCTATGGCAGGTGGTAAGATAGAAATGACTAACGAAGCTATAGCAAAAATATTAAAGATTGAGCGTAAGATGTATACTTTAGTTATTGAAAATAATAACGAAGTAGTTGACAGAATCGTTGGACGTATTGGTGGAACTGACGCAGACAAGACAAAATTAGCGCAGTCTTACTACCTAGCAGTGCCAAATGATGTGTCAAATTCTGTAGATACTGTCAATATAAGCGGAACTTGGAATCCACTTCTTAATAATGGTAATGGGGGATTTGAATAATGATTCAACGTAAAGGCCCAGATGGTAAAGTGTATCAATTTCCAGAAGGAACCAGTGAAAAAGTAATGAGTGACGCTTTTTCTTCTATTTATAATAGTAAACTTAATCCTTCTAATACTGACGAACTTTTATCACCTGCATACGTTGCTCAACAAACACCTTTTAGTCAGATTAGTGACGAACTTTCTGAAACTACTCAAGGTGCTTTAGATAACGCTAGTACAGTAATGGGCAGGAACAAGGAAGAGTTTGGTTCAGCTTTACAAGATAGAGTAAATTCTGATCCTTCTATATCTATCAATAAAGCATTTTTTGGTGATGGTGGTAGGGTACAAAATAATCGTAGTGGTATGAGTAGCCCACAGTACGGAACACCGCAAGAGGCTGTAGTGAATCAAGATGCTAGGCCTCAGAATATGCAAGAGTTAGGTATTCTTAATCTAGCCGAAGGTGTAATACCTGCTAGTTTAGAAGTTCTGGGTGGTACTGTAACTGCGGCTGCTAAAGTGCTTAGTAACATTACTCCTGATGTTATAGAAAACCCTACAGTAAATACAGTTATTGATATAGGTACTGCTATTGCTGATAGTCCTTTAATGCAAGAAGGAATAGAGCTTGTAAAAGAAAACTATCCTAAGTATTTAACATGGGCAAAAGAAAACCCGTTTTATGATCGTGCTCTAAAAGCTACATTTAATCTTACAGCGTTAGCTACCAAAACTCCTGTTTCAAAAATAGGTACTGTAGGTGAAACACTAACAAAATCAGGCAATAAACTTTCATATAAAAATAAAAGGAAAGGGGTAGAGCAAATGCTTGAGCCTCTTCACCCAGAAACAAGTGATATGACAATGCCTATGACTCCTACTAAAACAGAAGGTATTCTAGGACGAGTAGTTCCTATTTATAATGCTAAAGCTAACGAAATAATTGACGTAACAACTATTGTACCTAATTTAAAAGCTTCTGGAAGCTTTAGTAACTCACGTAATGTAATTTATTCGGAGATAGCAAACACAGCAGAAAAACTAAAGAAAAGCATAACCAGTGCAGGAAATCCTAAAGTTACTATTGATGTGGTAGACCAACTACAAGTAGCGGCTGATAACTTAAAAGAAAAGACAGGCTATAGTTTAGCTGGAGGCACTAACAAATTTGCTGATGATCTAATGACCACAGCTATTCGTTTTGTCAAAGCGTCAGACGGAACTGTCTCAGGTTTATTAGACGCTCGTAAGAAATTAGATACTTTTATAACAAAGCACCAACCTAAGTCACTTACTCAAGACTATGTGAATAGTAAAGCGTATGCAGTGTCAGAAATAAGAACAATTATGAATAAAGCTGTAGCTGACTCAGTTCCAGATGTTGACGTAAGTGGTATGTTAGATAAACAACATAAGCTATACAAAGCATGGGACGTAGTGGGCGACAAAGCTGTAAAAGAAAGTAGATTTGCTATTGGTCGTGTGTTTAATGACATAGTAAGGAACAAAGTAAGTATGTCCTCAACACCTCTGTCACTTGCATACAC